CATTGAAATGATTTTCTCGCTTGTACGAATAGTTTATGACCTTTCCGGATGTTTCTTGTTCTTCTCGGTAGGTGAGTTCTTGGTTTATGTGTACAGCGACAACTATACCACATCCATCACATATCAAATCACTCGTGTCTTGGATGTGAACAATATTACTATATGTACAGGTCTCACATATATCCATCGTTCTCTCGGGCTGCCTGTATATATTCTGTTTTTCTACATCTATGAGATAATCCGTAAATATATCCTTTCGTGCGAGACCAACAGTCTCCTTCACATTGAAAACATTATCAGTGTGTATTTTGTCGTCTATCTGACTTAGATGACGTTCGATGAAAGGCATACACTTAATAATGTATTGAGACATCTCAAACTCATATTTAGATTTGTTATGTGGCTCTCTACTAATAAGGTCCGACCATTCTTCTATTTTATTATTATATCTACTTAAAAAATTACCTTCCATCTTTATATAAAGATGCTCATCAAACTTTTAAGTAACCTTTATTACTATTACAAAAAATTTACGACACCGGTGGACTATAAAATTATATCAGAAGAAATAGAATATAAAATTAATTATGATATGAAATATCTAGTAGAAGATAATTTTTGGAGGCGAGAAAGTAAAGATTGGGATGGTATATTAGATTATTATTACGTGAATGTAACAGGTTACAATTTTAGAAACACTTCTATACCACAAAATGTCGAGAACCTCATCTTACGAATCAATTATTATTTCAATGGTGTGGTATATACATCAGTTTCGAATGATATAAATTTTATACCAACACCTAACGAGGAGCAGAGTATGAGTTTTAATATCCCGTTGAGTAGTGCTTGGATAGTTGATCATGATGATAAACCACTACAGAACATTACTGAAAAGGTGAAACGCTACGCTGGTCCTAGAAATGACTTTCATGGACAGAGAGTAACACTCGAAGATTTTTTATATTATGAACCTCAAGTTCTGAAAACACGATTTCCAAAAATTGTGATAATTAACGGAATTGGTATGAAAAAGACTGTATCAACCACAACCGGATTTACAACCGATCTTCGGATACCATAAAAGTCAAATGTATATTGTTCAATTGATGAAATCAGTCTTCAGATACTTTGGTAGCCAGGTAAAACTTAAGCTCACCCAAATTGGCTACATTGTATTTTAAAATTAAAAAACGGTTACCATTTTCTTGTATAATTTGCACAGACGCACACATACTCGTCGCCTTTGTAAAGATATTTAGGTACTTCAAACTGTACAATCCTATTATATTGGGGCTGTGCTCTGGACACTCTATGGATGTTTCCTGATTCGCGAAATCACCTTCACATTTCAAATGAATCATGTTCCCCTCGCGTCTAATTTCAATCTCTGACCCTAAATTGGACATGTCGCGACAGAGTCTCTGGAAATCTGCGGATGGTAAAGTTGTGATAGTGGACATCTCAACATTTGGTACTTCGATATGATTCTCGTTGATATCGAGGAGTTTAAGTTGGAACTTTGTACTTGTCTTCTTGGTCTCACTCGTGATATCTATGTTCATAAACTCCTTCGAATTGATTTCAATCTTAATCACATCGTTATTCGTGATTGTTTTCATGATTTTGAAGGTATTCGACATATTTATACCTGCGATGATCTCATCCTGGTCACATTCGTATTCTTCAAAATTATCAGCCGCCAAAAAAAGGTCGATGAGAGAAGTTCTCGCTGTATCCAGTGTGACTACGTACATTCCCTGTGGTCTGAAATATATATTTACATCGTTTAAGATATCCTTTAGAACTTCAAATATTGATTTAAATGCAGTAGCTTGTATCGAAACTAATTTCATATCTATTGAGAGAATCGACTTACATCTTTAAATCCTTATACACTTCACCCTTATTCACATCCCTGTTAATCTTTTCCTCGAGCTCCTTGGTCATCGCGGGTTGGAGAGATTGACCATAGTTGTCGATAAAAAAATGACCTGAATCTTTATCACTTCCATCTATCGCGGACATGGAAGAGATTGCGCTCCCAAACCCCGCATGTTCAATATCCTTTTTGGGTAAGAGTGACTCTAGCCAGTTTTTTATTTCGTTACCTACGAGAATCTTCCCGTTCTTGGTCAGCATGGTCGGTACACGGTTGATCTTATTGGTATATTCCCTCGGTATACCCTGTGTATTGACGTTGTGATAATGTATCAACTGTTTCAATTGGTTGTTATCATTGATATATTCAACTAAACTCATAGAGTGTTTGCACCTGGGGCTGTAAATCAACAACGACATCTAATATGTATAGGGTATTTTGTAAAAAAAAATTAACGCATTATAATAAAGGATGCATACACTCAAGATTGTATTCGGGATTATACTCATCGTGGCTCTCCTGGCGATGTTCAGGCGTGAGACATATTCCGAATCATTCGGGTTTTCAGGGTACAAGAAACCAATCAACTACGTAAAACTCGACGACCCCAGACCAGACTATTCTGGGTATTCGCTCGTGGGAAGTAATGTCGATCATGACATGATGGAGAAGTTCGTGATGGAAACGAACAAGGAGTTACTCAAACGCCTTGGGTTTTCTGTGTACATAATAGAGACACAGTCGGTCAAGACGTATGAGGGTATTGCAGGCAGGATGTACGAATGTGTGTTCATGGTCGTAAAGAATGATGGTTTCTCGTTCGGTTTCACCGTGATCGCGTCGTTCGTCGAAAAAGATGGAAATATTCGTGTACGATCTCTCCGCTCCCAACCCCTCCGTGACCAGGCGCCGGACGATATTAGCATATATACAAAAGATTCTGTCGGTAAGGAATTTGTAAAATATAAACTCATCAAGGAGAGTGCTATGCCGACTCTCGATGGGTTAGAATCCGCAAAAAATAAATTAAGTTAATTGTAATGATCAGCATCAATGATATCATACGAATTGATGATAAGAAGAAAAGGATCAAAAAGGAAATATACACGAAAATTTACGAACAGTTTTCATCGAAGATTAGAAAATCCGTAGAACTTGGTCATAAACAGGTGTTTCTCACAGTGCCTATATTTCTTCTAGGCTATCCGGTGTACGACAGGGGGGCTGCAGCTAAATACGTGATGAGACAATTTCAGCACGGTGGGTTTGAAGTTCGTCAGTTGAGTGATTTCGATATATATGTATCCTGGAACACTTCAAAAAAGAAAAGAGAAACACGCAGTGAAGTTGATGATGATACCGATTTTCCGAATCTCATGAACCTAAAGAAGATAGCCAACCAGTACAGGAGAAATGGTGCGTAGTAAATTTTGAATTTTAAAACCCAATTAATCATAAATGGATAATTTGAATATATTAGTCGAGGCAAAGAAGGAGTATCTCGGACAAATGTGTACGATTATGTGTCCACCTATGATTGATGTTTTTTGTGATATGTATGATGAAGCGACCAAACTTTCCAAGGGTAGGAAGGTTTTGATCATGTTTCAGAAATTATTAAAGGAAGTCCCAAACTGGTCGAACGCCATGTCTAAACAACATGCGGATAATATCGCGAATCGATGTGCATGGTTCAATGATCTCTTGGCTGCCGTTTTCGTCGCATGTACGAAAATTCTTTCCTCGGTTCGACTCAAGGCGGATAATAAGAAAATTTCTCTAAAACTCCCTACGAACGATATTTTCATCCAAACGTGTTACAACAACATCGCGAAGGAACTCTACCGCGACCCCTATATTTTCAGTGAGGAACAGAGCGTTTACAACAGGGATGAGAAACTATCCGTTCGTTTATGTTTGTGCATCGAGAATTCCGTAAAGGAACTCATTCCCGTTCAGCAGATTCTGCAGACGTACATGTCCCAGGAATCTAGGGATATCGATCTTGACGGTGAAGTTCAGGATAGCGAGGACCCAGACATATATGATGAACATGATCCCGAGTCGATGATGGAACCGGAGCCGGAACTGGAGCCGGCTCCTATGATGGAACCCGAACCCGAGCCGGCTCCTATGATGGAACCACAGTCGCAGGAGTTCAAAACAATTACATCTGTTCAGTACGACGAACCAGAACTTCAGCAGCCGGAGCAGCCGGAGCAGTTTGAGGATGATGATGTACTTTTCGGTGACGCACCAGAGACCCGTACAAAAAAAGTTGGCTATTATTAAATGGAACTCTCTGATTATTTACGTGACCCAGTATACGCCGCTCTCATAGCGGGTGCCACAACAGCCGGGTACATCCATCTCAAGGCTTATTTAAATAACGAAGGAAAATTGGAATTAAACCAGTACACGAAGCCAGCGGTTCTTGTCGCCATTCTCGTGTATATGATCATACTCAATGGTCTCGGTAAAAAGGAGACCATTTCCAATGAACCTTTCTAAACTTAAAGATTACAGGTATTTAATAAGAAATGGCGTCCGTATCTGCGTTTAATGATATGATGGGACAATTTCTTGTGGAATTGCACAAGTCCTTTCCAGATGAAAAGAGTGTTAAGAAAATGCTGACGTCGTTTGATCTTATTAAAACGACTTCACCCAAGATGATCGTCGATGGTTTCATGACTAGTGTCTCCCCCCACGCAGACCGGATTTCTTCAAAGGATGAAGATTTCATTCTCATTCACTCCCCAGATATTGATTTTCTCAAAGAGATTGATCTCGTTAGTTTGTGGACTCGCATGAACGAAGGTACCAAGGCTGCTGTATGGCAATATCTCCAGACCCTGTACATCCTTGGTACGACTATTCAGTCCGTCCCCGAGGAGACACTCTGTATGATAGAAAAACTCGCGAAAGAGTGTGCGGAGAAGATGCAGGGTAGTGATGGTGAAATTAATCAGGATGCAATCATGAAGATGATGTCTGGTTTGATGGGTGGTCTACCAAAAAAATAAACCTCGACTATATTAAATGAAAGTTTGGTTCGAAGATCCTACACAACTTGTCAATACTAAAAAAATATTAGATTTCTGGCCTAATAGTAAACAAACACCAGAGGATAGAATTAATGCCGCATCACGATTTGTTATTTACGCTTCATGTGTATTATTCCTCATTCGTCGTGATCTCCGTATGTTCATTTTAGGTATGACTGTCTTATCGATCATCTATGTGATGTATAAGATGAACGTCATCAAGGAACCATATGGAGATGTACAGAGTGCACCCACGTGTCAGAAGCCGACGATGGAGAATCCCCTTGGAAACGTTTTGATAACAGATTACAATGAAGCTCCAAACAGGTTGGAAGCCTGTTATTATGCATCCGAGAAGACACTCATGGATAAATTCAGTGGTGATCAGATTTCGTACGATTCGGGACGTTCCCGTACTACACTCCCCAAGCACCAACGTAACGCCTACGAACGACAGTTCGTGACGACCGCTGTGTCGAAGATTCCAGGGGATCAGACTGCGTTCGCGGAGTGGTTATACGGATCCAAGAATAAACCAATGTGTAAGAGTGATACGAGAACATGCAGTCCCAATGCGCGTGGTACCCAGTTGGAAGCATTTGGTGGTCTTCACAGAAGTGGAGATCGTAGATAAAAATTCTTATCTAATAGTAAATGGCGTACCAGCTTCAACCTGGTCTTTCTATTGTCGAAAATAAGGGTGCTCTCCCATCAGTGAGGGCGACCGATGAAGTGTTTGTTTACCCTCAGCCCAGTCACTTGAACTATGGTTCTCGTCCCAATACAATGTTGTACGGTACCGCCCCCTATATGGCAGGTAAAGGTGCCCCAGCGAGATTTATTGAAACGAGTGATCAACTCAGACCCCAGTCTACGTCTCGGTTCAATAAGACTATCGTTCAGACCTATGAGCGTAATCTGTTCCCTCTCACCAACATGGAGTGCAAGACCCCTCTCCGCACCATGCGATATGAGCCATCGAGTACTCGTGCTGAACTCCAAAACGGACTTTTCCAGAAAAGATACGTCAATAAAAATATCGTTAAGAAGTAAGAATGGCTGATCCTATTTCCGTATTAGCTATAGCTGGTCTAATTTATGCTGGACGGTCACTGAGCACAAAGTCTAAAACCGAGATGTATACTCCTAGAGTACAGGTAATCGCACCTGGTCCTTCTCCCCCCCAACCGGAATTCAAGGAGAACGATTTCGTGTCCAGGGTAGCTGCCCCTGCGAAAACAGAGATGGAGAGCTTTGCGGATATTAGTCGTCAGCAGAGAAGTGGTGGTCAGGAAATTCTCAATATGCGTAACCGCATGTATGATCAGGGGCGTATGAACAACCTGTCTCCCATTGAGAAACAAATGGTGGGTCCCGGTCTCGGTGTCGGAGCCGATACCCCAGCTGTGGGTGGTTATCAGCAGATGTTCAGAATTAACCCAATTAACGTAGGTGAATACAGGCTCACAACTCTCCCAGGACGATCTGGTCCCGCCATGGACGTCACAGGTGGACGCTCGGCGAAGGTTGGGGAACTCACTCACAATAAACCTGAAACGACAGCCTATCTTCCTTCTCGATTACCTGTTATGGCTGGTCGTGCCCAAGGAATGACCGGTGTCGTGCCCCGTAACGAACATGAAAAGACTAAGCGTACCACCAACAGGTCTGAAACTGGTCTACGTAATGACGGTTTGGGTTTCAATGGCGCTAAGCGTTTAGTCTCTGCGCAGACACTCTCCCAAGACCCAACTCGTTTCAAGGGTGATCGTAACGATGAACACTACGCATACGCGAACCATCCAGCCCCAGGTATTCACAGTTTCCATGGTGCTTATGAAAACAGTGCGGCGACTAAGGTTACCTCTAAAACTAATGAGGAGCTCATGAAGTATGGTTTCCGACCAGAAGATCGTCGTGGTAAACCAAACCGTATGGGTAACGCTGGTCGTATGAATGTTCGTGAGAGTGCCCTTAAGCAGGGTGGGCAGATTACAGCGGTTAGAAGTGATACATCCCGGATCGATGGTCGCATGAACGCCGCGAATGGTGCTTGGACCCAACAGTACCAGAACAACACATTCCATCAACTTAACCCTTACAAGGGTACTGAAAACCCCAACTCTAGAACACTTGATATCGCGGCGCGGCAGTTAAAGAACAACCCTCTCGCCCATTCACTTTACGCTTAAATGAAAAGTCGATCGATTGATGAAAAACAATCATTAAAATAGTATACATCTATTTTAATGAAGGTTCATAACCTCAGCATAGATAGTAGTCAACGCGAATCCAACGTACATCTATATGCCAATAGTTACATTATTCAGTTGGAAAATCCCGTATATGACGTTACACAGTTCAAACTCGTGTCCGCTCGCATCCCCACCCCACAACTCACGACATGTGTCACAAATAAGACATTTAGTATAGATGGTGTCACAATTTCACTCGATGAAACGAATTACTCTACCGGTACGGAACTCGCGAGCGATTTAGATATTAAATTGACCCCACCCATCAGTAACGTAGACACTGTTACGTTTGATTCTGATACAAGTAGTCTGATCTTTTCAAATACGGAAACGGGTGTTAACGATTTTACATTTGAATTCGTAGATGGAACGAACGGGTATTTAGATAACTCCTCTACGTTAACAACACCGCATCAAATACTGGGATTTGCATCCAATAATCATACATCGACTAATAAAATACTTAGATCTGGTGCTATTAATCTTAAAGGACCTAATTCTCTCGTACTCAAACTCACAACGGGGTCTGACGAATTTACACAATCTGTGTATAGCTCAACACCCTTCTATACAGGGCACATTCTCCTAAATGGTTCCGACTTTATCAATATAAATGGTGGTGATGATCCACTCATACATCATTTTCATTCTGGACCTCAAAAAATCATAAAGGATTTGAAAATTGAATTCTTTTACATGAGTCACGGGCGTCTCATTCCATATGATTTTAGAAACCAGGATCACATCCTAAAATTTGAAATCACCTGTTCTACTGATAAATTGGAGGGTTTACCCAAGGTTCCAATTACCAACACAACGGGGGGTAAGAAGGATGAGGTTGAAGTAATAAAGAAACCTGAGGTGAAGGTTCTTTATAACCAGGAAGTATACATCTACATCGGTATTATCATTTTTTTTGGGGTAATGTTAATGCTCCTCACAAACCTTAAGGCACCACCACCGCCACAACCTCCGGTTTAACGAGAGATCGCATACACGGGTTGAGCGGGCTTGGTGACGCGGGTCGACACAGCGGAAATCGCCATGAAGACCGCAATCGAGAGGAGGGTGGTGAGCACCGCAGTGAGCGCGTACTGGGCACCACCGTTCTTGGGCACCTTAATGACCTGGTTGATGATGAAGCGAACGACATCCATCCAAGACATAGCCGCCGCGAAAGAGAAACCAGCGACAATCGCATTCAATGATTGGGTCTCGAGTTCCTGGGTAACGAGAGTGACAGTCTTAATAGCATCTTTCATCGTGAGTAATATATTATACCCTACGAAAATTATTTATTCTGGTAATAGTTCCTCCCTATCTATTTTTTTGTATTTCGTTTTGGTTTTATTTAGGAGTTGGTCGTCTCCTGATATTTCAGCACATGAACTACTGTCACTATCTGAATCATCATCTCCATACACATGTACTTTTACTCCAGAATCTGAAAAGTTCCAACCATCAGGCTCCCATGTGAACATTACTATTAATAGTATTTTTTAACATCTCTTCTGTCGGATTTTGGGGTACCCAATCATCCCATTGATCGTACGCCTCGTTTATCTCAATAAACTTGGGGTCTTCTCCTGAATAACGAACAAATTCTGGGCATTCCTCTTCGGATACCACATCCATATCTTCGTCTGAGTCTTCATCGTCTTCATAAATCTCGGGGAACATGGTTCCAATCGAGAGACCAACTGTGTGCATAGCGCAATATTTCATCGCATACTCTATATCCTCTGGTAGAAGAACGTCTCTCTCACAGGCTTTAGAATATTCAGCTGCGAGAACAGTCGCTCGTTCCATAACTGGTGTTAGGATGTTAGTCATCGTCTCGATATATTGTTCCATCATGGTATCCATATTTGATGGGATTGTTCATCAAAACGAAGACTTAGGTGAAGTATATGAGTAAAATTGTAACAAATAAAACGGAAGACTATAATAGAATGAATCTTCAGTTGAAGAAGTTCAAGCCTGAGACGATATCGGACGATCGAGTATGTGTATTCATCGGGAAGCGCAATACTGGTAAATCGACCCTCGTGAAAGATATCATGTTCCATAAGAGACATCTCCCAGCTGGAATTGTATTGTCTGGTACAGAAGAAGGGAATCACTTTTATTCTGATTTTATCCCAGACCTGTGCATTTACGGTGACTACGACAAAGATGCGATGGAACGAGTCATGGAGAGACAGAGAAAACTGGTGGGTGGAGGGAAAACAGACTGTGGTGCCTTTATGCTTTTAGATGATTGTATGTACGATTCAAAATTTCTAAAAGATAAAGTCATTCGACAATGTTTTATGAACGGAAGACATTGGAAGATTTTCTTCATGTTGACGATGCAGTATGTGATGGACCTCCCACCAGCACTTCGAGCGAATGTTGATTACGTGTTTATCCTCAGGGAAAATATAATTCAGAATAGAGAAAAGTTGTACAAGTCATTCTTTGGTATTTTTCCATCATTCGATATGTTTTGTAAGGTGATGGATGCGTGCACAGAAAACTACGAGTGTCTCGTGTTAGACAACACTGTAAAGTCTAATAAGATCCAAGATTGCGTCTTCTGGTACAAGGCAACTGTTCGAAAGAATTTTAGGGTTGGGAGTCCACAACTGTGGCAGATGCATAAAAAAATGTACAACCCCAAACATATCACACAGGCAGATGAAGATGCTAAGAATGTGACGAAGAAAACCAAACTCACGATCACGAAAAAAAAGTAAACTGCGTCACTTAACACTTCAAGAAAACCTGTGAATATATTAAAATGGCTACTGATCAAGTAAATACCATGAATCTTTTTGACGACGGTGATGGAATGGTTCCTCTACATGATAAACCATCGACAGCGTTTAAAACAAATGAAAAAAATGTGAGTAAAGATAAAGACGCGATGGATTCTACACCTATTAATGATATCATGATGGAGCACTCCCCTATGATGGACGACTCCAGGGTACAACCCCAAATGGCTCAGGGTCAGCAAGCTGTGTACCCCACCTCGGCTGCTCCCCCCCAAAAGACCGATTCCATCCCCGAAAGCAAAAACCCCCTCAACCTTACGGATGATCAGCTCACCGCACTCATCGTAGCTGTCGGTGCCGCGATTGCCGTAAGCAAACCTGTTCAGGATCGTCTCGCGACCTCTATCCCCAAGTTCCTTAACGAACAAGGGGGTAGAAGCGTTGTCGGTCTCGCTACCACCGGTGTGGTGACTGCGATCATTTTCTACATCACTAAGACATATATTATCAAGGTTTAAACGGTTGGCTGCATCATGTTGTTGTAGATGGAGTTATCTATACCACTGGAGTAAATTAGTACAGCACCGAGGACGAAAGCACCTGCGAGAATAGCCGTCAACTCAAGACGCTTCTTTCGATCGCTCCTATGAAAATTCTTGACGGTATCCTTAGACCGCTTCCACCATTCGTTCACAGCGAACGTAATGATGAGCGCGATGAGGGTAGCCATAGCAAAGAAGGATCGATCAACTGCGAGCTCGGGTTGTTCACCCACGATATAACGAGCCGCGTTGGGGATAATAACGGTTAGGAATACCAGATTCACGTAATAGTTATCGACGTGAACTGGAACCTGGGTGATCCCAAAGAAAACTAGCCAGTAAAAGAGCGCCAGCAACATCTGTGTAATAGGGGTTTGCATTTATAGTATCTCGAGATTATTATTTATCCTGAATATGCTGTCCACAAAATTTAGTTCTCTCATGCATCCTCTTATAAATCCCAATGGATTCACAAATACCCCTCAATTCTACGAAATTTTTCCAAAAGTTCTTAGAATGCGAAAACTCTGTGACTGTACTGTGTGCGAGTTCATGAATGAGGACGTGGAAAATCTGGTTCGAATCACCATCGAGACATATAGTTATGTCAGCGCCCTTGTTCACGTTATATCCGACAGTTCCGTTCATCCGCTTTAGACCTGTTATGGGAATGGGGTGGATGAGCATTTTGAATTTTTCATTTTCTGTCGCTTTTAGGTGATCACGGAGAACCTGATATTTCTCCTTTACATCGATAAGTTCCTGGGGCTGACGAGTCATGAAGAGAATAATTAGATTAATCAAAAGTAATATACCGAAAAGTTTCATCTATCATATACAAAGATAAATTTGCTATACAACTCTGAGATTGGATTTCCACACAGTCCCTCCCAAAGTTGTAATCTAAATCCGAGATGCTCCAAATGCGTCACAAGTTGATCCTTATACGCCACGGGTTCAGATTTGGGTCCATCTGCGTAATAAGGGGTATCAGTCAGGTGTACAAATAATTTTTCACCAAAATCTCCATTCCCATGGTTCTTCAATTTGAAAAAGTTTCCCATATCATCGATGAGTGGTGTTTTAAATATAATCTTTTCTGAATCCGGAATGATACCCACTAGATAGGTCCCGTGTTTTACACGCTTCTTAATTTCCCTGAGAGAACTCATAAAAAAGTCCCTTGATGTGAATATATAGTGAAGCGAAAAGTTAAAACATATAACATCAAACTTCCGGTGGGGGCACTGATGGATATCACCCTCATAGAAATTGACTCGTATGTGCATATTCTTCGCACGCGAACGAGCTTCTTCGAGTGCAGTCGGTTCAGGGTCGCACATATTGATGTTCACTCCACAGTTGTTCCATTTCTGGAGATCTCCACCAAAACCACACCCAACATCGAGGATGTGCTGTCCCTCTCGAGCCACCGACCGAATCAAAACCCTCTTCGCCTCGTTATGATTCTTACGAATCTCTTCCATGATGATACATGTTTTCATCTGTTTAATGTCGTTACTTAGGTTAAAGTTTTTCACTGTATATATTCTAATGGAATATATCATCGGGGATTGTTTAGAAAAACTTGACCTAGTAAAGGACGAGTCAATCGCTTTGATTTATCTCGACCCACCGTTCGATAGTGGTCGAGATTATACGATGTCACATGAGAACTCGATGGGGTTTTCGGATACATGGAAAGGTGGGGATTATAAAGACTTTATAGAGCGGGTAATAGATAAATGTATCCCGAAATTGAAGAAGGATGGGTCCCTCTTTTTCCACATCTCAGCTGAAAAAATGTTTACACCTGAACAGATCCTAAGGGAAAAGTTTAAATATATTCAACCAGTTTTTTGGAAGAAGTGTCGTTCAAAGAATAACGTGAAACATAAACTCGGAGCGACTATCGATATCATTTTTAGATGTAATATATCGAAGAATCCCAAGTTTAATCTTGTGTACCAATCTAGGGATGAGATGTACGTGAAGAATTCATTCAACAATAAAGATGATAGGGGAAACTATTCCCTTGGGCATGTGGTTACAGAGAATACAAAAAAAGGGTACATGTATACGTTTGAATTCGGGGATCGAGTGTATAACCCACCATCCGGGTGGCGAATTAAACAAGAAGAACTCGAGCGCCTTAGGGCTGATAATAGACTTCACACACCAAAGACAAAGAATTCAAAACTATACAAGAAGATTTACCTTCATGAGACTGAGGGTAAACCATGTACAGATCTATGGGATGATATTCACTCCATCAGCCAAGGTTCTGAGTTACGAACGTATCCCACAGCGAAGCCAATTAAACTCATCGAACGAATCATCTCAATCTCCACAGACGAAGGGGACACTGTACTCGATCCCATGTGTGGCTCGGGGACGACTGGTAAAGCGGCAAAAAATCTGAAACGACATTGTATTCTTATTGATAAAAACGATAACACAGCTATAATTAGTACGCGCACACAATAGAGTTATTGAGTTGAGCCAAGAGCTTTCGGGGTTGATCCTGTTGAATTTTCACACATATAGAAGAACCTCGACCAAGTAGGGCACGGACACCGTTGTTCAAACATACACGCATGCGAAGATTGGGTGTTCCCTCAATCTTCCCACTAGCGCACCCATTTCGAACCATACATTGTCCAGGGTTCTTCCACAATTCAGTGAGCTCATCGCGGTGAAACAGAATCATTTCTCTCGTCTTCTTGAAGTTTAACACAATCCAGTCGGATTCATGCCCATCGAGGACGCGGTTTAGCATCGAACTGGTATCGACGGTCTTGGAAATTACGTGGAACAATCTTTTGTACATGTCTCGGACACCCATTTCATCCTCTGGATATCGTTTGTAGTACTGGGTGATTTCTCTGTGAATAGCACCGAACCCATCATCAACGAAAGACATATTTTTCCAGTCAAACGACCCACTTTCAGACTCTTTGTTTTTTAACGACACCTTAACCCCCGTATCGAGGCACATGGCGTCTGGGTTTTGATGCGTACCCCCCTTGTGGATGAGGTAACCCAACTTTTCACGAATTGGTGCGAGTTTTGGGTTATGATTTATCATGTAAATCGTGTAATGTTCATTGGCGATGCCGTCGTGATGGGGTGTACCGTCATTGAGATACATTCTTGTCTTAATTTTCAGTGATTTCTTTGAACACTTAGGCTTTACAATATGGCTTAAAGTTTATACACCTAGAAAAGATATAATGTCTCTTGAAACTGACTATACCACCGTTCCCGGGCAAGTCTTTGCGTGTATCTCTATTGTTGGACCCGAATGTCCCCAGAAGACTGATAAATTCGGTATCAAACTCCGTGGTGCTTTCGCCACCCGCGATGAGGCTGCGAACCATGCGAAGCGCCTTCAGAGGGAGGATCCCACATTCGATATCTATGTCGTAGAGCAGTATAAGTGGCTTCTGATCCCCCCCGATTCCACCAAGATTGAGGATGTGCATTACACGAACGAGAAGCTCGAGGAGATAATGGTCGGTTACCGTGAGAACCAGTCTCAGGCTGCTCGCATGTTCCAGGAGCGTAAGCAGGGTATGATGGATACCAAGGTTTCGTATACCGCTGGTGATGATAACTCCAAGTTTTACACTAAGTCTGATGAGGCTCCAATTTCCCACCCCGCTGAGGTTCTTGAGCGTCTCAAGAAGGAGAAGCCCGACACCCCGATGGAGGATCTGGTTAAGGAGGCTGACGCCATCGTCGCCACTGAGATTGAGGAGCGTCAGAAACAGCGGGAGGCTGCGGCTAAACTCGAGGAGGTCAAAGAGGAAGAGGAAGAGGAAGAGACTAAAGTCACTCCCGTGTAAATAATATTCATATATAGTAATAAATGATTTCCATACTCGTCGCAGTCATATTGACGGGTATGTTCTTTGTTTTGTTTTTTGGATTATCTTGGAATTCAAAAAACAAAAGGGAAAAGAAAAGAAAAATAAGACAACTCGAACCCAGTACTACTCGCGGGTTTACTGAGGATACAGCCGATGCGTTCATCATACCCATGTATCCAACTCAGCTCATGAGAAGGGATAATAAAGGAAAGATGATAAAAATTGGTGGCAAGACCAGGTATTTCGCACCATACTCAAGTGTACCTGAGAATCACTGGTTGCATGGTTTTCCCCATAAAAAAACCAAGTAGAAACACAGCGAATGCTATGATCCATGTAGACTTATCGACATTCTTGAAGAGATCGAATGACTCTTGTGTTTGTTGATGTGACTGCTGATATGTGGGCTGCTGCGGGTAATTCCCCATTTCGGATGGATGAAAATAATACTCCTCTTCTTTATTTTCATCTTTCTCCTCCTCATTCACGGTGGGATTATATTCAATAGGATTACCGATGTCTGTTTCCATTTTGTAATATATGCCGTGTTTTTTTTAAGTGTCTTCTTCCTCACTTTCACTCTCATCTTCTACCACGAAATCTTCGAGATTCCCGTTTTCATCAGCATCTTCTTCATCTTCATCTGTTGAAAAGTCCTCCTCGTCCTCTGTATTGATATCAGAATCGAAGTCTGTATCGTGGTCATCGTCGCAATAGTCATCCTCAAGGACATCTTCTGTGGGCTTAAAAAAATCAGGTTTCTTTATATTCCTCCTTAAATGGGTACGGGTGGGAACCATTTATAATGTAAATGGTATTATTGTTTAAGTAGTTTTACGAGGTCACGGTCAATAAGTGTATATGTTCTCGCCACGTTTTTCTTTCCCTTGCATTTGGGACACGCCTGTGTAATCTTATTCCCTTTTATCTTGTAGGACATCACACAGTCTTCATGATTACCCTTAATAGATTCACAATACGTTGATGTGGTGAGAGCTATGTAATTCGTATTATTTTTCGAGATATCCACGATGGTCGTACCCTCCTGACCCACCATAAACTTCTGAATGAACGCCTGTATCATGGGTTTAGTGTCACGTTTGTTAAACTGAGGTTTCTCTACACGCTTCGTTAATTCCGGACACTTCTGGATCTCCTGTTTATCTGGATACAAATCATTTAGGATAATCGATGAAAGTTTGTGTTTACGTCCACAGAAATCTTTACAAAAACCATCTCGTCTCGACCTGATCGTTTCACATCGACAAAAACATTTTTGAGCGATGAATTGACCACTGATGATGAACCACACATGATTCGAACCATGTCCCCTTTTTAGGTTTTCACAGTATTTTGATGTAGTTGAGGCTAAGTATGTGTTTTTGAATTTAAATAGCTTCGTGATGTAAGACCCACCTTGACCCTCCATGTTGTTCTGGACAAACTGTTCAATTCGCACGCGGACAACCTCATTCTGAATCTCATCCTTGATCTCATCACTCGTGAACGTTCCCTCACGAATCGCCATAGAGGGTGGTTCAACGAATGTGTTTTGTGGGGCATCCGTGCGGATCGTAGACGCTTTTAGGATTTCGACGTCCGGGGTTGAATCAATTCGAATGATCGTACTCAAAGGTTCTGTGGTGTACCTGAACACTGGGAGATACGACAATTGATCTATTTTACCACCATGACACGCATCACACCCCCTACCATCACATAAATCATGTTTCGCCTTTTTGTACGACCATGGCATCCTGAAACCACTCCCCTTGGTTTTCCTGTGTAAGTCACCATAAACAGCGGCATCGATGATCTCATTCCAGTCGATCGAACTCTTCGCCTTTGAGAGTGCGACGAGAATATGTTCTCTGAGAGCGACCGCTGAAGCCTGATCAACGACGTACCCATACCAGTTTAGATGTACACCAGTTTTTATCAAAGATCCACATGATTTTGGTGGTGAGACGGATATGATACACTCTTTACCGCCGTATCGTTTCACCTTATCACATATGATTTTACATATGGACTTAATCTCATCTACCGAGAGTGACGTCGTATCCTTATAGTCTATGTCCACGAAGAAATTATACACTGGTGTCTTCTGTTCCACGACGAACAGTTTTTCACCAGATACGATCGCTTCTATGTACTTTTCGTAAAAGTCGTTCAATTTATCAAATGGCACGGAAAGGACGCCACCGTCCATGAGCACATGTGATAGATTGGTCGCGCCATTGAGTTTTTGGGATACGCACCAATTTTTAAACATATATATTTATTGTTCATTTTCTCTAAACCAGTTCATACAGGATATGTCTTGGAAAATTTTTTTTTCAGCTAATTCCTTTTTGATCGTGAGGAGTTCACAAACCGATGTTTCCTTGTGTTCTTCCACCCACTGTCCAATCTCCTCCTCACACATTCCCCTGTTGGTATCAAGGAGTTCCTTAATCTGCATCATCACGTACGCCTTGGACTTCATTATTTAATAGAGAAGGTTTTTCTATTCAAAGAAGATATACACGAATAAAATTCCGGATTCTTAATGACATTATCAACTATTAACTTCCATCGTTTCCGTGTATTGAACTCCTCGAGAGTATCAAAACTCATGAAATCATTCTCATCGAATGTCCTTTTATAGGGTTGATGCAAAGCCTTCTTCACATTCGTTTTCTGCTTCTCTTCGAAAAATTTCTTGGTGAACTCATTCTGTTGTGGACGTGTATAGTTGACGAAGAATATGAAGACATTATATTCCAAATCTACAGTTGGGCTCTCTTTGTGTATAAACTTAAACTCTGTATACTCACCACTCTTTAAAGATACCACTCCCCTCGTCTCCTCCTCTAGTTCCCGTAGAGCACAACGAATCGGGTTGAATATTTCCCTTCTTCGACACCCTCCCGTGACAAATATCCACTCCTTGAACCGATAATCCCTAACCGTGAGAAATCTTGGTTTACCATCCGCAAAACTAACTGGTATAGCAATCGCTTTGTATTTTTTCATTGCGCATTCGCAAGTTATAATAAGTGAATATGTTTATTCCTTCTCTTCGACTACAGTGGTGATGGGTGATTCTTCTTCGTCAGAATCCTCCCCCTCCTGGATAGAATTAAGCTTATCCATGACATCTTCCGAAAAATCCCTAATTTCGTAGAGTTCTTCCTTAGTCTTCTTAAGCTCACGGAGCATGAAAATAACACCGATGACACATACGATCGTCGCGATCATCATAACATTCTCGCGGTTGAGTGCAATCATATACTTTCGTAAGGCTTTTTCTTTTTAAGTATTCTACATCACGGCACCCATCTTGGTTTTACCGGGTGAAGGACACTGGTAGGCAGTCTGCCCAAATTGAACGGCTTCGTAATGCGTAGGCTGACAAGACTTCTCGGTAGAGGGTGTCGGTTGCCCGATAAACTTTTCGAGTGTCCTGGATTTAGGATCGTACGTCAATACAAAAGCGATGGCGAGAAAAAAAAAGATTGTGAGATACATCTTTAGTATTTAGTATTTAGTTAGAATATAATAGACCACCCATACCGTTCTCAATGCGGAGGACGTTGTAGTTCACACCATAGATATCATCCGTGTTAACTAGAGTGTCGTTAACGATACGAGCCGAGTCAAGGCGAGAGAAGTTGAGCGAACCGGTGGGTTGAAGCTTACCAGTCTCGAGGCAGAAAGGGTACGTGAACAACTTCGCACCTGGGGCGGAGCTGCCGTGGGAGGTGTGATAGTAGAGAGGAACCGTGGTGTAGTTGGGGTTCGCGAACTTGAAGTCCGAAACATCGGTACCGTTGATCTGGAGCTTGATCTTGTTCGTGTCGAGGCACATATTCACGGCGGTCACGTTGGAGGCAGCGATGTACTTGATGGGGTGGTTGAAGTTGAGCTCCTGTGTCTTGGACCCGGAGGAGATCGCCTTCTGAACCTGGGTGATGAGCATGTTTTGGGGCTTGGACGCGAACATCTCACGCTCTTGGGTATCGAGGTAGGCGTAGTTCGCGTAGATTTCCCACTTGTAGGTATCCGCGGCGGCACCCCACGTGATGCGGAGTTCGACATCGTGGTACTGGAGCGAGATGAGGGGGAGCGCCGTCTGCCAGTTCTCACAGAAAGCGAAGCGGAGGGGGTAGAACCGCTCGTTGGTCGAGCCACCGTAAAGGTCACCGGACACCGACTTGGCGGAGGAGGTCGCCGAAAGGGTAGGGGCGATGAGGGTGGAGTAGGTCGAGTCCTGCTCATCGATCACCTGACCACCGATGAGAAGCTCCACCTTGGAGATGGCGGTGGTCCAATCGGGAACGACGTTCGATTGGGTACCATCAGACTTGATGGGCATGAGATAGACATAGTTGAGCATGTCACCCTTGCGCTCAAAGCGGATGGTGGACATACCGTTGTTTGAGACGTTGCCCTGAATGACCTGACGCTCGACGGTTTGGGAAAAGTTCGTGTGACGCTTGTAAGTAGACCTAAAAAAGCTGACTTCGGGCTGACCGACGAGGTGTACATCCTGGGCACCGACAGCAACAAGTTGGGCAATACCACCAGACATTTTATATTATATGGAGACTTTATTTTTAAGCTCGGGGCGAAAGTCTGAAAGACTTCCCCCCGCTTAGATACGAGTGGCTTCGCCACTCGGGATGGGGGACTTCTCTCGGGATGGGGGCTCCTTACAAACTGGGACACAAATTGTAAGATGTCTTTTCATTTAAATTTATATGCGACATTGAAAGCGAATGTTATTCTACCTGGTATTTCTATTGGCTTGACTTCGTGTTTCAGAGAACTTGGGAATATTATCACACATCCTTCTTTTATACTTTCCTCTTTTGAGGTATCAAATACAATATCATCTTCCTTGAAAACGAGTGAATTCCTGATTGATTTATCATGCAAAATATATACAACTGAAAATATTTCTTCGAACGTTTTTCCGTTAGTTATGATAGTTTGTGGTTTACCATTAACAAGGTGATTATGAAGTTCTTGAAAATCACCCCTTTCATATATATTCAACCACTGTGTTGTTAGTGCTACATTTTTTATATCTATTTTCCTATAATCTTCAACCTCCAAAATCAATTTCATTATTGGTTCAAAGATAACTTTATCCGCCTGCTCCTGGTTCAACAACTTGTAATTTTGAGTAATGGTCGTTTTCATAGTACATTTTTTAAATGGATTTTCGAGACATCCATTTTTCATAATATCTAGAACGACTGGTATAAGCTCACTTTTCAGTCGCTCATGATCATCTATACCAGTCCAGAATATACATTTATTTGGAAACTTGAAACATGGCATTATGTTATAACCATCACAAATCTTTAATCAAATATTTCTTTGGTCGTCGGGGCGTCCTGTGGATATGGAACCGAAGACTTATAAATCGTCTGTAGAGGATCCATGATGCACCTTGATTTGTGTATATATTTGTGCGTGAATGTTATTTAACGTTTCCGTTTCGAGATGTATAGAGAATTTGTCAAATGGATCTTTAATAGCTATACGGGCAGCTTTATTTGCATAACAATTGTAGTCGGTCCATACGTTATACATTGTTAGACTCTCCGTCTGCTTGGAAATTTTTATTTCACCTATGTTAATATAATAATCGGATACCTCTATTCCGGTTTCTGTTGTCAGTGGATCGTGTACAATTATACCCATATATTTATAGAGTAGAAAATAATTCATATTAATAATCTCCAACGTGGAGTGTACGACACACCACAGTTTGATTGGATCCCCGATCATGTCTAGCCCATATATTCTGGCCATTGTTCGTCCATGTAGTGAGATTGCTGCTGTAAATGGAAACGAAGTAAATACCCATCCACCCCGCTTTGTACGCAAATCTCGCTGCTGCAAAAATATAGTTGTTACCTATAAGGTAAACATGTCCCTGGCAACCATTTGGCATAGTCACCACTGTGGTAGTTACGCCGGTAGCCACAGTAAATTGTTGTCTGTGATTAAAAAAACCACTGGCTAATACATTACCGGCGACGTGAAGTTTATGAGATGGAGTCGGCAACCCGACGCCAAGATTTGTACCATTTAAGCCGAGGCATGTGGTCGCTGCTAATGTACCATTTCCACCCGCCGTCGAGAATATCATTCTATTGTCCGTATCAGCATATATACGGTAACGACTACCTGTGTCCCAAATCATTTTAACACTTGTTATGTCATTATACGATGCTACCTCAACCCCACCATCGGTTCGAAGACAACCAGGTGAGTTTATCCGCAACCTGGAACTAATAGCACTAAATCTTTCTATATCCACAACGGTAGTGGGTGCGACAGTACCGTGTCCAACCTTAATATCCAAACCATTCGCTCCCTGGTAGAATTCAGTACGATATTCACCCGTGGCATATCTATCGATACTAAAACCACACTTCGCCGTATCCCCTGTATAAATACTCAACATTCCTGGTGGATTCGTCGTCCCGATGCCGACGTTGCCGTTACTCGCGATGCGCATCCTTTCCGTCGCATCACCATTACCAAATAGAAGCTCACCACTAACATTACCGGTATTGCTACCAAATTGTACGTACGCCATTTTGGTGACATCTACAATCTTTTGTAACCTCAACCCAGTGGATGACCAATCGGATCCAGTACTTAGTCTTTCTGCAGTTAATAGTAGAGCACCAGCCCCACCACTATCTCCACCAAAATGTAGAATATCCGTACTATTTCCAGTAGTTGAACCTAAACTATTATTGTATACGTGTAATGTCGCACCCGGATTCGTCGTCCCGATGCCGACGTTGCCGATAGTGTCTACCAAAATACCCACCACACCCACGTTAAAGTTCGTGGGTGCGGCACCACCTTGTGCGACATCCGAAACCCCTGTATCAAAAATGTAGTAGCCCTGGCAATTCAGGTATGCGTTCATAGGACCAGAGACATCTGTTGTGGGGTCTTTCAGCCACAACTGGTAAGTGTACAAACCCGTACCATCATCAAGAAAGACATAACCTATCTCAACGGCTCTTAATACACTGTCATTTGCTGTACCCTGTACCGAATACACTAACTGACCACCGGAATGAGCAGCATCCGAACCATTTAAATTAATTTGGAAGTTGAACATCTGGTACCCAGAGTTTGCGTTGTTTATGCTTACATCGAGACGAATACCCGTGGTTTGGTATGTTCGTATATTACCCAAATACACGTAGGCGAGTGCGTTTCTGTTCCAGTCCCTCCGTTTCCTATACGTCGCCGTACCCAAAATGGTATCACCCGAAATGGCAACATCTCCCACAACATCTAGGGCTGACCCTGGGTTGGTCTTCCCGATGCCGACGTTGCCGCTACCGAGAAACGTGGCTATGGTCTTATTGGGTACACCACCACCTTCGTTATTCGCAGTCCCTTGATTCGCACATATATCGAGACGACCATCTGGAGCCAAAGTACTGTTATCATCGGCACCCAATTTAAAACCAACTGAGACATTGTTTACATCAGCACTGTCACCTAAACTTGTAAATCGTAAATACTCTGTTAAGGTGTGCGTACCGGCAAAGTCACCTTCGGTTGCGCCGGGGTCACTATTTTTAGCACTTAAATGCAAGTATGTTGCAGGATTCGTCACCCCGATGCCGACTTTATTCCCCACTGAGTCCACGAAGAGGGTGTTCGTATCCACCGCCAAGTTTGAGGAAATGGCAACATCTCCTGAAAAGGCTTGGACATTCGTCTGTGCCATTTATAAGTACCGCACAATTTTTTTAGGAGGCTGGGACGCTCCTAAAAAAATGGATGAGATTTTTCTGTGTAAATTTATTCTTAGTAAATTAAAATGTCGTCTGAAGTCGTCAAAAAAGTTGTTCAAGAAGTTGTTGATATATTTATAAATGCAGAGATTCAAAATCTACCCAGTTATAAAGAAATAAAAGAAGAATTTGAAATTATAGATAAAGTGCATATTACTCGGGAATTAGTAGAACAGGTAGAAATGGAATTAGTCACGTATTTAGACAAAAAGTGGCCTGAATGTAATCACTACGAGTCCTTTATTCATACGATATGGACTAAGCGCCAACTCATCGACCCAGACCACTCACATTAATATCCAAAAGTTATCACATCCGTTGACCCCTCGATGATATTTGTCACTGCACCACTCGCATGGGCTGAGATGTATTCGATGAAAACATTGTAATTACCGGCAGCTGCCATATTCGTTGTTGGTGCGAGGGCTACAGTTGTGGTAGTAGCAACAGGCACACTGTTCCATGGATTTGTACTCGCACTACCAAATACACTGGTAGGACCCTTTGCGATGGTTAGGGGTGTCCCCCCTGTTCTATGACCACCACCACATTCCATCGAAAGTGTACTGACTTCATCATCACTCTCAATGAGATGTGCTACAACCTTGGCATAGAAGACGTGGGCTGAAAATGTAATTTTAATTGTGGAATCTGCAATAGTTTGTCCACTAGTGAGCGCTCCCGTAAAGGAGTATGTCTTCTTTGTCACCCCACCCGTATTGGTGATGAGACCCCCCGTCACGTACACATTCGCCGCGTGGACGTTTGTAGAGACCCCAAGACCCCCCGCTATGGTGACAGCCCCTGTGGTTCTTGAAGTAGATTGAGTTGTGTTTGTTAGAGTCACTACACCGGAAGCTGTTAGGGTACTCACCGCCGCTGCGTTAGACCCAGATAGGGTACCATATAGGTTTGTCCCCGTGAGGGTTGCCCCCTCAACGGTACCCGATGCTGTCAAGTCGCTTACAGCCGCTGTATTGGAGCCAGTTAGGGTACCATATAGGTTTGTCCCCGTGAGGGTTGCCCCCTCAACGATACCCGATGCTGTTACACTTCCCGATGACACATCTGCTGCAAATAATGTTTTCGCAACACCAAGTCCACCCACAACCTGTACCGCACCACTTGTAGTTGTGGTCGCGTCAGTTCCATCCCAAACCTTGGTAACACCACCAACATTCAGGTTTTCTACAACACCTACACCACCTGCAACTTTTAAGGACCCCGAAGTTGTAGTAGTCGAGGTTGTACCATCGGAGACTATAACACTTCCTGATGACACATCTGCTGCAAATAATGTTTTCGCAACACCAAGTCCACCCACAACCTGTACCGCACCACTTGTAGTTGTGGTCGCTTCAGTTCCATCCCAAACCTTGGTAACACCACCAACATTCAGGTTTTCTACGACACCTACACCACCTGCAACTTTTAAGGACCCCGAAGTTGTCGTTGTAGATGTAGTTGTACCCGTGACTTCTAGAGTGCCATTTATATTTACTGGGATTGTATTTGCTGTATTCATGACAATAGTAG